GTGTAGTTTTCTCTCAAGTTATCAACGAACCCTGAGGTTCTTAATTCACATCAACCCCACTACATTTCTTTCATCATGACTTTCACTCAAGAAGAAACCAATGCCCTTTGTTATCAACCTTATTGGTACAATATGGGACTGGATGATCGTATCACACTGCAAGCAATTCTTGAGGAGTACATTGAAGCAAACACTGATGAATATCGTGTTGATGATGCAAAGTATCTTCTGGAAATGATTCAGAATCCTATCTTCAAGAAGTACAAAGATGTAATTCATTGTGGAGTTTCTCACTGAAAATCATGACTGCATTTGTAACACCCAAGTCAAAAAAAGCAAAGAATCGGTTTTCTAATCTGATGCAATCAAACCCCGAATGTATGATTGAACAGAACAAAGGTGATCGGGTATTTCTAACATCCGCCAACAACAAAAACCATTTCTGGGTATCACTTATTGATGATAAAGATTGGGAGGTTGAGTTCTAAAATATGTGCCAATAGTTCTAGTGGCACAATAAATGAGCACAACCCATAAAATCATGTATTGTATAGAAGTGGTCAAGAGAGACCACAACATTCACCCCAAACATTTCTCATCATGCGTAAGATTGAACAGCAGATGAATGATGCCATTTCTAACCAACAGAACTGGCAATCTGGCAACACTTCTGTTCACTTCGATTTCGATTCTGGAGTGTCTATTGTTCGTCTTCACGGCAACAAGATTGCAGAAGTAGGTGTTAAGTTCATCCGACTGTTTGATGGAGGTTGGCAAACAAACACCACTAAATCACGATTAAATGCTATTCTCTCTGAGCACGGAGATGATGGTGATCGGGTATTCCAAAAGAACTTCGATTGGTTTGTTTCGTTGAACACTGCTCAAGGAATCACCACCGTTCCGTTCTTCAACTCTATGCGATTGGGTTGATGTTTGCATCACTTTCCAAGAAAAGATCTTCAAAAGAACTTCTCACTATTCACATGAAAACTGCTCTTGTTATTATCATCGGTGTTCTTCTCTGGCAATCAACTGATGCTCGTAAGTTCACTTCCAATATGTTACAACAAGCAAGTGATTTCATTGAACCTCAACCACAAACAATCGGTGAGAAGATTGATAGTTTCCTGAACTAATTCTATCAGTCCTAGATATGACTCTAAACTGTCTATGTTGTCTTGCTTGTTTACAACAAGACATCGACAATTTCCCTCTTATCTAACACAAACACATGTCCAAAGAAGTGATGATCGGTATGCTTAAAGTTGCCAATAATGGTAATGATCTGCTTACTATTCTTGATGCACTTATTGATAACGAACAAGAGGATGATTCGTGGTTCACTGATCCTAACTCCAAGGCATCTTACCACCATTATTGATACCTAAGAGGGGTAAAGTTTCTCACACAAACTGTCATCGAGGGGGGACACATTTCCTCCCTTTTTTGTATCTATCGTTACACTAAATGTATAAAAATCAATTAAAAATGGTATTATAAATATACTTTCGTTTTTTATGTAAGAGTTACTTAGTGGTGTATCTGGGGTGTCTTCGGGGTTACTTTGCAGTGATTTTATTGGTTGATTAAATGTGTCTAGGAGTAGTGATCTTGGGCAGCAGTCTATCACGAACTGCCGAGAAATGTCAAGACCCCCGATATAAGTTTTGCCAGGGATTGACAATACAAAAATATCAGTCTCTCTTATAAATACTGATTGGAAGATTGACAATATCCCTCAGACATTCTATACTAGTTAAGTATCACCAACGGAGTCAATCATGTCAGTCGCTATCAGTCAGGCACAGAAACAACGTTATAGAATCACCTTAGATTTAGAGGTGATGGATGACTTTGACCCACATCAGATTCATTGGGAAGATCTATTTGAACTGGAAGGATCTGAGAGGGTAATTGATAGTTACGTAGAAGACCTGAGTACACCTGTCCGTTGGTGATTATAGGGGAGTTAGTGTAAAGAACTAAGCACATTTTTTTGATTCTGGTAGTGTTAGTGTGCCAGTATGATTTCCGTCACACGATATAGGCACGGGGGTCAAAATGGTTTATTGTATGTACATCGGGAGGGAAACACATTCCACCCTCCGTTAACACTTTCCGTCAGTCAATCATGAGCACTCAAACTTACAACGGTTGGGCAAACTACGAGACCTGGAATGTTGCTTTGTGTTTGCAGAATAATGAGGGTTTGTATCACCTTGCTAAAGGATGGGCAGACCATGGGTATAAGTCACTGTCACATCAGTTAGTTGAACTTTATGGTGCAGTTACTCCCGATGGTGTATATTGGCAACATGCTGATTTGGACGTTGTGAGATTGAACGAAATGCTGCAAGATCTGTGACCTAAGTATCACTCACTCGTCCACCAGTTCACTACACTTTCCTCTTAAATCATGTCCGTCACAGTGTTCACAATCTCCCCCGAAATGCAAGCAACTTGGGATGATCTTATGGGGCAGATGTGTGCCTTCGTTGATGACACAAATGCCGATGTAGATATGGCATACGATTGGGTATGTGAGATGCTCGATATTTCCTCCTTTGTTGATAACGAAGCAGCATGGGATTCGTTCTACTCTACCTGGGAATCTTGCGAGAATCGTAACACTATGGAGTTCATGATTGACTGACTGATTAACAGTAACCGTGGGGGGCAGTTAGTAACACTTAGTCCCCCTACCAGTTCTTTACACAACCAACGAAATGTGCTAAAGTATTAGTAATAACGAACGATTACGATTGTTCATTATTAGTAATAACACAGTATTATTATTTGTTTGTTATTGTTATTATCGTCGCGTTGCCCCCGTATATAAAAAACCCTAACTACCCTAACCTACAGAGGTGACAGATCGACCTTGATATATAATGCGAAAGACGAATTCATTTCAGAAAAAAAATTACCGGAGGTAAAAAACCGATGGAAAAGGTTTATCACATTTATGCAAAGACAGAGTGTTTATATAACAACTTATCGGAAGACCAATTTAATCATACATGGGAAACCCTCAAGGGAATGGTTGGTCTAATGAAGACTGATTATAAACTTGAGGATTTATCATATGAAGAAGTAACGCGGCACCATGGAAGTGCTAGTGCGGGTTCTACGACTGAACCACCTGGATGTGATTCATATTGACATTATACATATAGACTGATAGAATTGAACTGAAGTTTCTAAGACTTATGGCAAAAGGATTTACTGTTAAGGCAACTGCCCCGCGACCAAAGAAGACTGAAGAGTGGGATATTGCAGCAATTAAAGAAAGGATGAAAGGCAAGACCATTGTATTTTGCCTTCCAGGACGTGGATGTTCTTTTATCTTCTTGAAGAACTTCGTACAACTGTGCTTTGATATGGTACAGAATGGAATGAGTATTCAGATTAGTCAAGACTACTCATCTATGGTTAACTTTGCACGTTGTAAGTGTTTAGGTGCAAATGTACTGCGTGGTCCTAACCAAATCCCTTGGGATGGTAAGTTGCAATATGACTATCAACTGTGGATTGACTCAGACATTGTATTTGATACCAATAAGTTTTGGCAGTTGTGTGATATGGCAATTGCAGAAGATGGTACAGAGAAAGAAGTAGTTGCAGGATGGTATGCCACTGAAGATGGACACACAACTTCTGTCGCACACTGGTTAGAAGAGGATGATTTCCGTAAGAATGGTGGAGTGATGAATCACGAAACTGTCGAATCTATTTCCAAACGACGCAAACCATTTACTGTTGATTATACAGGATTTGGTTGGGTATTGATTAAGAAGGGTGTGTTTGAGAATCTAGAATACCCTTGGTTTGCTCCTAAGATGCAAGTCTTTGAGAGTGGGAATGTACAGGACATGTGTGGTGAGGATGTCTCATTCTGTCTTGATGCCAAAGAGAAAGGTTTTGAGATCTGGTGTGATCCTCGCATTCGTGTTGGTCATGAAAAGACTCGGGTTATCTGATATAATAGACTACAGGGGGATTATGAGGTCCCCCACCTTGTTTCTCGTATTAAATTAAAGTATTATGGCAATGATGAAAGGGGGGAGTTATATCCCCGGAAAACCGAAGAAAACTCGTCAAGGTAATGGAAAGAACACCTTACTTTCTGCGACTTCTCGTAATAAAGCAAAGAAGAGGTATCGTGGTCAAGGTCGTTAAATAGAAGCAGTTACAATAATACATAATGGCTGCTTTAATTTGTAACCTCCCCTCGGTAGAAGTATGGGTAAGAAAAGAATATCTAACTGATCATCAATCTGGTCATGGTGAATATGTAAAAGGCGTTTGGGTATCGTGTAAGTCGATACCTGGGCGCACTTTTTATTTTGAGACTTATTTGCCCGAATATGCGGCAATGTATGACAAACTACCTATCAGTGCGTTTGTGTCTGCTCCAGAGGCACCTAGACCCGATATGGACCTTCCTAACCTACAGTTCTGGAACTGTATGGACTATGGTGTAGTTGCTGTTCAGAAGCAATTTATCGGTAGTATGGACTATGAACTGTATACACGGGACTTTGGTATTCAGAAAGGTACTTATATCTGCACTATAGACAATTACCATCAAGATCCTGAGGTGGTTGACTATGCTACAAGTGAAAATCCTGCAGAACATAAGTCACATAACTTGATTGAACTTGAAAATGGACAGTATGCACTGTATCCTAACAATAGAATGCGTATCTATGATAATAGTTTGACACCTGTTGAACCAAAAATGCCTGACTTTAAGGTTTCAACTCAATATTATCAGGTTGAAAATGGTTTTGAACGTCTTGGAATGGGTCGTGAAGACGAATATTTTTGGAAAACATCAAAAGAACGTAAAATTGAGGAAGAAAAAATAGAAGACATGTACAAATCACAAGAGGATCGTCCTCTTGACACTCAATAAATACGAAAAAAGGAGAAAAATGGCAACTGAACACGATTTTTTGGACAATTTAGGTAATCATCAGCATCAAAAAATGCTTCGTGAGATTGCAAATGATGATTTGACACCCAAAAAACATGATTTCGTCAAGCAAAATGACATTCATGAAAAAATTCGCAATGATGATGACTATAATGACTGGGATTATGGTACTGAACCCATTCCCTTGAACGAATTTTGATGAAAATACCCTAATAAATAAGTTATAATTGCTGTAATTTTGTGCCTTTAGAGCGCGTTAGTCAAGGTTTTAAAGATGTAAGTATGACTTTTCAGAAACATCCTCTGACAAGTGATATACTCGCGCTAAAAAATGAGTCTGCAATTGCTCGTTCAGTGAGAAACATTGTTTTTACTGTTCCTGGAGAGAAATTTTTTAATGAAGACTTTGGATCTAGGATCAGTCAATCACTTTTTGAGAATATAAATGATATTTCTGCCAATATTATAAAAAATGAAATAAAAAGTTCACTCAAACTTTATGAACCAAGAGTGAATGTGAAGGAAGTTGAGGTAAATCCTAACTTTGATCAGAATGAATTTAATGTAACCATCATTTATGAGATTATTGGAGCAGATGTTCCCCCACAAGAATTACAATTTGTCCTGGAATCAACAAGGTAAAAAATGCCACTAGCTAATTTTACTAATCTGGACTTTAACCAGGTTAAAACAACACTCAGAGAATATTTAAAGGAAAACTCCAATTTCACTGACTATGATTTTGAGGGTTCTAACCTTTCAACAATACTTGATGTTCTGGCATATAATACCTACATTACTTCATACAACGCAAACATGGTTGCGAATGAAGTATTCATTGATAGTGCGACATTAAGAGAAAATGTCGTTTCTTTAGCAAGAAATATTGGATATTTACCCAAATCAAGAAAAGCAGCAACTGGAGTAATTACTTTTTTTGTTGATACTAGTAATGTTACTCCAGCTCCATCAACTCTTACTCTTAAAAAAGGACCTGTAGCAACTTCATCAGGTGGATTTGGTAATTCTTCCTTTGTATTTTCAATTTTAAATGATATTACTGTTCCTGTAAATGATGGAATTGCTGAATTTAACAATATCTCAATTTATGAGGGCAATCTACTGACCTCCAACTTCACTTATACTGCAAGAAATCCAAATAATAAGTTTATTTTAGACAATATCGGTATTGACACTGAATTATTGACTGTAACCGTCAAACCAAACCAGTCATCATCTAGAAGTGTAAAATATAGTCGTCAAGACAGTTTATTTGAAGTAAAACCAGACTCAACTGTCTACTATCTGCAAGAAGCAGATGATGAAAGATACGAAGTAATATTTGGTGATGGTCTTTTTGGTAAAAAACTCGAAGACAACAACTATGTTAGTGTAGATTATATTACATCAAATGGTGATGCTGCAAATGGAGTTGGTCAATTTAGTTTTGCTGGAAGATTAGTTTATTCTAGAAATAATCAAGAATATGTTGTTACAACTGGCATCTCACTTATAACAACTGGATTAACTGCTAGAGGTGGAGAGGCAATTGAAGGAGTAGAATCTATTAAAAAGTTTGCACCAAGAATTTATGCTTCTCAAAACAGAGCATTGACTGCAAATGACTATGAATCCTTAATTCCAACACAAATTTACCCAGAAACTGAGTCTATTTCTGTTTTTGGTGGAGAAGAACTAGTTCCTCCACAATATGGAAAAGTTTTTATTAGTATCAAACCAAGATTTGGTGACTTTATCCCTAATCTTATCAAAGAAAACATTAAAAAGAAACTTAAGAAGTATTCTGTAGCAGGAATTGTTCCAGAACTGCTTGATCTGAAATATTTGTATGTTGAAGTAAATAGCAAAATCTACTACAACACAAACTTAGCACCATCAGCAACTCTTGTTTCTAGTGTTGTTCAAAATAATGTCAATAAGTATGCAGAATCAAGTGAGTTGAATAAGTATGGTGCCAGATTAAAATATAGTAAACTTCTCAAGTTAATTGATGATAGTCATGACTCTGTGACCTCAAATATCACCACAGTTTCTATCCGAAGAGATCTGAGACTGACTCTTAACACATTTGTTGAATATCAAATCGGATTTGGAAATCAATTCCATATTAAATCTATGAATGGTTATAATATAAAGTCAAGTGGATTTACAGTTGCAGGAATACAGGATGTTGTGTATGTTTCTGATATTCCAGATACCAATAGAAGAACTGGAACTCTCTTCTTCTTTACTTTACCAACTGCAGGATCGCAATCACCAAATATTGTAAGAAGGGATGTTGGGTTTATTAATTATGACAGTGGAGTTATAACAATAAATCCAGTCAATATGACGGGTGCAAAAACAAGAGATGGTCAACCAATTTTAGAACTTTCGGCAACACCACATTCAAATGATGTTATTGGATTACAGGATCTTTATTTGCAACTAGATACTAGTAGCAGTTTATTTGAACCTGTTGTTGATGATGTCACCTCTGGATTAGATCCTTCTGCTTCTACATACATCGTTTCTTCCAGTTATGCAAATGGTAATTTAGTCCGTTCTGGTGGACCAGACACGGCAGTAGTAACAAGAGCAACTGGATCTAGAGTTACCACTCAAACATCAGGAGTTACAGGAGGCACAAGGATTTCTACAAGTGGATCATCATCAGGTTCATCGGGATCAACTGGTTCAACTGGTTCATCCGGTGGATCTGGATACTAATATCAATACCATCACTAACAGACGATAAATTCATAAAATGTCAGAAACTAGAGTTCAGTTTAACACTATCGTATCCAATCAACTCCCCGCTTATGTTAGGGAGGATTATCCATTAATTTCTGAACTTTTAAAGCAATACTATCTTGGTCAAGAATACCAAGGTGGTCCAGTTGATCTGATTCAAAATATTGATAGTTATATTAAATTAGATAATACCACAAATTTATCTGAATCTGTTGTTCTTTCTGGTGACTTAGATTTTGATGCAACGACAATCAATGTAGATCCAGGAGCATCTCCAACTGGCACAAATGGGTTTCCTGAGTCTTATGGTCTGTTAAAGATTAATGATGAAGTAATAACTTACACTGGAAAAACTGATTTTTCCTTTACTGGTTGTGTTAGAGGTTTTGTTGGAATAACTTCTTATAGAAGTGAGTTAAACAAAGAAGAAGTAGTATTCAGTGAGACTGATTCTGATGATCATCTTGATCAATCAATCATAACAAATTTAAGTTGCTTATTCTTAAAAG